AGGTAAAAAAAGTTTTTCATGATAGTGTTATGATAGTGAGAAGGGATTGAACCTTCCTGGGTGTTTGATTTACTTTGTGGATATAACGAAGCCGCTTTCGTCGGCTTTGCCGGCATTCCCTTTCGCACGTAATCCGATGATCACGCTTGTTTCGTCCCAAAATCGAATGTCTGTCAAATCTCCATCGATAACCTTCCTGCCGGCCCACGTAGCAGGAAGCGGCTCTCCTTTCCTAGTATCAAAAACAGCGGCGACATTGGCGACCGTATCAATTACGGAAAGGACGGCGTGAGCATTTGATTCCGACCGTGAGAACGTGATGTGGTAGTTTGTTGGCATTTTCCCTTGGCCGTATGCAATGGCGCGGGAAGGGTTTTTCGTGTAATCGTAAAATTGAACGGAGGGGAATCTTTCCATAAGTGAAATGCCAAGATCACCCTTTAAGTTTTCCCAAGGAAGATCGGATGTCCCATTTAAACGCACGGCAGGAATCATTCCCGCTTTAATCGCCTTACGTTCTAGGGCTGCAATGTCTAGAGCAAGCATTTCCACAAAGGCGCGGGGATTTGAGTGAAATAGTTTCGTCTTTGCTATTCTAGCACGTTGAACGGAATTGAATGCTCCCCGACCTGCAGAGTAGAGGCAAGCGGCGGCGCATCCAGCGGATGCGAAAGGACAAAGATTTTTACCCGCTATAGTGTGCGGTGCAAGGTAGAGAATTCCGGTCAAAACTCCCAGGTCTTCACCCTTGGAAGTTTTTGCGTTTGATACGCCTAATAGGCTATTCCGTTTTTGTGTCGTTTTCATATTTTCGTTTGTTTGTTTGTTTGTTTGTTTGTGTGGGTTAAACTAGAGCTTCACGGGCTGAAAAGTTGAAAATTTCACCATTAGGATTCTCCCAATAGTTAAATGTAAAACAAGGGCTTGCTGAATTGCGGTAAATTCCAGCGCGGGTTTGCACTCTTTCACAGATTGGCCAGTTTAGAAATTGTTTGATGCCTACGCGTGGCTTAGTCGTCATGACTTCAATAAACTGGAGTTCATCCAATAGCGTAGCGTTTCCGGTGTAATTTACGGGGAAGTATGTTTTCATTTTCGTTTTTTAGTTTGGTTAGGTGTGCCGTCACTGGCAACACCGGAAACCTACCAAGCGGGTGAAGATTGTCGACATTTTTTTGTCTACAACGTGAAAATATATTCTCACTTTTTACTTGCCAAGCTAGCAAGCACTACAGCCATAAGGCATTCCTGCGATTCCATGCCAGGCAAACAAGCGGAAAATAATTTGCGGCGAGCGTCATTTTCCGGCGATCATGCGACCAGGAAAGCAAGGCTAGGGATTGCCAGCGGGTACGTACTGGATCAAAGTACAATTACGAAAGCCAAGCGGAAATGACTAGGGAAGGAAGGAAGGAAAGGAAGGAAGGAAGGAAGGAAGCATTCCCACAACCTAGGTGGAAAATCATTCCCACAACCTATTCATCCCCCTTAGAAAATATCGACAACAACAGAAGAGGGCAGTAATGGAATCTGCGGCGTTATGTTCCCTCTTCTCTTCTAATCGTAACCACGTCAAAAAAACTGTCAATGTTTTTCTCAATCCGTTAGAGAATTCCCGTGGAACATTTGCGTGGAACATTATCAAGCGTACGTTTAAAGCGTACGTTTCAAGCGAGTGATCTACCGGACATCGGACACCGGCTACCGGACACCGGACACCAGGTGATTCAAACAAGCGTATGATTCAAACGGACGCTTCAAACGCAAGTGATTTGCAAATGCAAGTTAGTTGCGTTAGGGGGGGAGGGGGTCGCGTGCGCGTGGTGGCGTGGATATCTAAGCGGTAACCCACCCTCCTAAAAAATGAGCAAATGGCGAACGTGCTTGACAAGGTGTGTGAATCTGGTAAGAGTTGTGCATGAGCAGTCCAGTTTCATACGACTTACAGGGTCAAGGCGGCGGTCGAGTTATTACTTCGGCTAGTGGTGCGGTGACGGGGACATTCCGTTGGGTGCAGGTTGTTACTGACACGGTGTTGAGTGTATTTACAGCTCCGAACATTACAAATGCTACGGGATTGCAGACTATTACTATTCCTGCGGGAGTGGGGATTGGTGGTAGGATTACGGCATTAACGGTGACTAGCGGAGTTGTTATTGCATACGACATCTGATGAGTCAGTTTGCACAGAGTGGTAGTGCGATGGATGATGCCCAAGCCTCTGATGGGGATGGAGGGTTTGTGGGTGTGAACCAGCGGTTGCAGTTAAACCAGTTGGAGGTGGGAGAGGTAAGGGAGAGTTTGAATGGGAGGATGGATGGGTATTGGAAGCCTCGTCGTGGGGTTATTGCTCGGACGGGATCATTGACCAGTGGTGGGAGTCCGTTGCAGTTGCCGTTCTTTTTGATTGATGTGGCGAAGAGCATTACTGCGGCTAGTGTTACGGCTGGGGTTGTTACGATAACTACTTCGGTGGCGCATGGGTTGACGGGAAGTGGATTGGCTCGGATTACTGGGCTGGTGGGGAATGCTGTGATGGATGGTGATTTTACTTTGACTGTGTTGGGAGCAAGCACTTTGACGTATCCTGTGGTGGGGCTGACTTCGATTAGTGACCAGACAGGCACGTTGTCCACAACTCCAATTAACGATGCTGCCAACGTGAACGTGAGGGCTTCTTGCTTGTTTAGCGATCCTAATTCTGGTAACGCTGAGAGTGTTGTATTGGCATTGGACTCCAAGGCTATTCTGGTTGATTTAGATGGCTACACCACGCAGGATATTGAGTATCCTACTGGTAAGTCCTTGGCTGGAGATACCGACATGATACAGGCGTTTGACCGTGTGTATCTATTCCGCGATGGTTCTCAAGCGTTTGAGTGGTTCCCCAACGGTCGGCAGATTGAAAGTGCTAGTTCTAGTGCGTTTACTGTGACAATGCGGATCAAGGATCATGGGTTGACCGTGGGGGATTCTATTGTGGTTAGCGGACTGACTGGAGGAGTTCCAGCTAACGGAACATTTGCGGTTGTGACTGTTACCGATAAGGACGTTTTTACTTACACCTTTACGACTTCCCAGACAGAGACTTTTGTAGTTACGGATGCAGTGTTGAAGGCAGACTTTACACTTGTTCCTGGGGGAGCTTTCACCCAGCCACAGGTGTTTGTGTCCACCACTGGAACAGTAACAAGCGGAGTTGTAAGCCTTACAGTTAGCGGCAATACGACTATTGTGAAAGGTGACACGATTGTCGTGTATGAAACAAACATCCCGACATTTAGTTCTATTTCTGGACAAACATTTGAGGTATTAAGTGCCTCATCTACAAATATTTCTTTTATTGCTCCAGTAGCTAATTTAGCAAGTATCCCTGGCGCACAACAAATTGAAATTGGTGGCAGGTTCAGCGTAGGTGGTGGTTTCATTCATCAGCCAGCCCCACCTTGGGGAGTTTACTTTCAGCGCAGGTTGTGGGTTCCATTTTACTACACTCCGGCTGGCACGTTTAGCTCGCCAACCTATACAAATAGAAAGATCACTGATGAGATAGCCGTTTCGGATATTCTGGACAGCCACACGTTTGACCAGATTGCCAACCAGTTCCGCATTACGGGTGGGACGACCGATTACCTTGTGGCAATGCAAGGATTCTACGATGATAACTTGGTTGTTCTGAATCGTAACAGCCTACATATCATAAATGGCACGGGTGGTAGCCTTACTGATACTAAGGTTACGCAGTTGACCACTGAGGTTGGGTGTTTGGCTAAGAAAAGCGTTGTGATGAAGGGGAATGCTATGTTCTTCTTGTCCGATGATGGGGTTTATGCCGTCGAGTTCCTGAATGATTACAACCTTCGGGGTGCAGATGAGCCTATTTCTAAAAATATTCAGCCGTATATCGACCGAATTAACAAAAACCTAGCTGCTGAAGCGGTTGCTGTGCTGTTTAATAACCGATATTACCTTGCCGTAGCGTTGGATTCTATTGCTGGAGCTAATGATGCTGCCGGAAACAATACAATTTTGGTTTTTAACTTCTTGAACAAGGCTTGGGAATCAATCGACACCTTTGGCGCAGGTGATTTTATCATCAAAAACCTGATTATTGGCAGCGCGGCGGAACGAGATAGCATTTATGCGGTAACTTCTTTGGGTGGATTGCATGAATTAGAAGCTGCGGAGAGTTCCCTTGATAACTTATTGTCGGCTGGGGCTGCAACTACCTTTTCAATCAACTCTTCTTTGACCACTAGAGGTTACGCCTTGGGTAATCTTGATCGTAAGAGGTTTACCGATGGGCAACTTACCATGCAATGCGTTAATGGTGGGCTTGGTGAGTATGCTATTTCCTTTGCGGCTGAAGATCCTGACAATAACCAAAGTATTGGGACAACAACCACCTTTCTTGGCGGTACGGTTCTTGGGACTGGGTCAGCACCAGAAGATGAAACAGGGAATATCCGGTTCCGTCTTGGTGGGATTCGGGGTTATGTAGGAAGCCTAACCTTGACACGGACAATCGGCTCCCCTAAGATCACCTCTATTAAGGTCACGGGTTCTGTGACAAACAGACAAATCATTTCCCAAACGTAATATGCCTGGAGTCGTAGAAACAACCAACACCTTTGCAACTAACGATGTGATTACTAGCACGGCGATGAATAACATCATCGACCAGACGCTATTTACAAGTGATGCAATAGTTAGTGCAAACACAACGCTTGCTTTGGTTTCTGGCAAGCTGAAGGTGGGAACTATTACGTCAAATGAGATGGGTGCTGGTGCTGTTACAACCAACGCCCTTGCAGATGGTGCAGTAACCCAAGCCAAAGCATCTAATATGCTTATCCCCGCTGGTGCAATCATGCCATTTGCTATGAATGGTGCGCCGACAGGATGGTTGGCTGCTGATGGCACTGCTGTATCTCGCTCTACTTATGCAACCTTGTTTGCAGCAATAGCCACAACTTATGGAGTTGGCGATGGATCAACAACTTTTAATGTTCCTGACTTGCGGGGATATTTTGTTCGCGGAACTGGAACAAATAGTGACGGAACGGCATCTGGAACATTTGCTGCAAAACAAGCAGATGAGCTTAAAAGCCATACGCATACATATACTTTTAAGTCTACAACTGGAGGGAGTTCGGCAGGTGGAGACCCAAATAGCATTACAAATACTTCTGTTAACACTGGAGCTACGGGAGGAACTGAAACCCGCCCTCGGAACATTGCTATGTTTTACTGCATTAAGATTTAATAAATCCCCACCTAGCAACCGCGCTTACCCTTTATGAACGCTGAACTTGAAATGCCAGAGAAGAAAGGCGATAGCTTTATCAAGCTATTGGTTGACGATTACAACGATTTCTTGGAATCCCTTGAGGTTTCTGACTTGGATGTGATCAGAATGATGGAAGAAGGCGTTTGTTTTGATTCTGAACGTCACAATGAATTCGTTGCAATTCTTGATTCGCCAGTTCACGGGAAGGGGTTGTTCGCCACCGAAGATATTGCTAAGGGTCGCGAATGGCTCGCCTCATACAAAAATCACAAGTATCCATGTGGGCGCGTCATCAATCATTCCCCAAACCCTAATTGCAAATTTAGGTTTGATGGGGAAAACGTGTATTGCGTTTCAATCAAAAAGATCAAAGAGGGGAATGAGTTGTTTGTGAATTACCGAGACAACGTGAGCGTAGATACCGTATCTCGCTACAATGAACGGTTGTCTCTTTCTGGATTTGATTCAAAAGTGCCGTCACTAAGCGATTGGGATTCATCTTCACCCATTGACAGGATGGAATATGAACTTTCCACATTGCCAGCGGCGGAACTTCCATTGAATCACATTTTCACGAATGGCATCTACATTCGTCAGGCGTTTGCACCAGCTGGGTCAATGTTTACCACCGTCCACCACAATACGGAGCATCCGTTCATATTGATTTCCGGCACAACCCGTGTGATTTCCAATAACGAGGCATCAAGCATTACTGGGCCATTTATGGGGATAACGCAGAAGGGGACAAGGAGATTGGTTTACGCCATAACTGATGCCGTGTATCTTACCATTCACGCCAATCCAAACAATTTGACCGATCCTGACGAAATAATCAGAAACATCACAATCCCAGTTGTTAATCCACTGATGGATAACGATGACCCAAGATTTAACACTTGGAAAAAAGACATAAGCCCATCAAGGATAATCCAAACAATTACAGAAACAAACTAAATGAGTGCAGCAATTACAGCGGCAGCGGTTGGGGCAGCGGCCACGGCTTACAGTGCAAACAAGGCAAGCAAGGGGAAAAAAGCTCCGGCTCCAATTGATATTTTTCAAAATACAAACGGGAATAATCTTGTCGGCAGGCAAGCGGAAGGACTGTTGGAATACTACAATAACAACATTCCTAACTTTCTCGCTCTTAGCGAAAGGTTTGGTCCGGAGTTCATGTCGCAGATGTTCGGTCAAACCGGACAGTTTCTTGGCGGCGTGAACGGCCAACCAGGATTTAATGCGCTTTCTCTTTCAACGGCTCAACAAGCGGGGCAAACGCTTGGTCAAGTTAGGGCTGAAGAACTCGGTCAGATGACCGGACAAACAGGTCTTACACGGGGGCTTATGCAATCTTTGTCTCCAGAACAGGCCGCAGTAGTCCAAGCATCAGCACAAGAAGCTGAACGCGCAAGAGCTTCAGCGCAGGGAGTTACTCCAGAAGAGAAAAGAATGTATGAGCAGACTGCTAGGGAAGGATTCCAAGCATCTGGTCGCCTTGGTGGGAATGCCAGTATCGCAGCGGAAATCATGGGTAGAGAGGATTTGATGCGGAGAAAACGCGAAGAAGCCGCCGCCGCTGGGAATAACTCATTTAGTCAAGCTGGATTATTTTACACTAATCCTGGACTTCAAGCTCTTAGCGAAGCTCCGCTGTCTTACAATGCAGGACAGAAAAACCTTGCTTTAGGGCTTCAACTCGGTCCCCAGTCGTCTGGCGAGTTTGATTACAATATGCCAATCAACTTGGCTATGACTCAGTCTGGAGCGCAGAACCAAGCAAACATAGCGCAATACTCAGTTAATGCAGCAGCATCAGAGGCAAAGGCAAAGGCTTACGCATCGCTCGGAAGTGACTTGGCTGGGTTTGGTATGGACTATTACAATGATAATAAATCAAACAAAGATAATAAATCAAACAAAAAGGGAGGTTAATCCTTACCCATTCTAAATTATGGCACTTATCGGAGGACAAATAAACCCAGCATTATATCCACAACCTGATTACAGTGGGGTTGTTGAATCTGCTCGTAGGCGATCTCAGGGGATGGCTGACCTTGGGGCTAGTATTGGTGGGGTGATTAAGGACTTTAGAGAAGCCAAGAAAGAGCAAAAGAAAGTGGATGCTGATAACAAAGCGTCTGCTAAAGCTATTGAGTCTGCAATAACGCTTGCTGACTCTTACAAGATTACTGGCGCAGAGGAAACCTTACGTCCATTCCTAGAGGCTTACAATGATCCTAGTCTTAGTCCTATTGAGAAAGCAGCATTGCTAGATGAAGGCAAGGGTATGATTCCTAATGTCTTTGGACGTTTTGATGCTAGACAAGCTGATGCAATTCAAATGGCGCAACTTAACGCTAGAAATGCTCCTTCACCTAGAAGCGTAAATCTTCAACAAGGAGAGATCACTGAAATTATAAATGGAAAACCGTATAAAATTCCGACAACATTTGATCCTTCTACTGGAGAGACACGCAGATTAGATGGATCAGTGGTAGGCTCAGCTTTTAGATCACCAGATGTAATTGATGCTGGTTTAAATTTCCCTATGCCAACAGCAGAAGCTACCCCAATGCTTGGACAAGGGGCAGACCCTACAATGGTTCTTCCTGCCCGTAACGATGCGGAGGCAATTGCAGCAGCAGCAGAATTAACAGGTGGGCAATCTGACGTTTCTAACGTGTCACCTATGCCAGTGGGAACACCAACTACTGTTCAGATTCCTAATGTGGATGGCCCGCCTATCGAAATGACTGGCGCATTGCCGCAGCTTCCTCCTGGGGCTGTTCCTATTGAAGTAAAACCAGATGAAACTTACGAGCAAAATGTAAAAGCTGGAGGGCTTTATGGTCAACGCAATACAAAGACTGGAGAGTTTAAAGCGTATCCAGGTCAAACTGGAGGAAGGAGTACAAAATTCAACTCAGAAACTGGTCAACTTGAAATTATCGAAGGTTCTGGAGCAGGTGCAAAAGCAGAAGGCGTAGCTAAAGCCCAAGAGCAAATGAAAGGTGAGTCTTTTAGGCTAAATCAAGCAAACACAGAAGAGGCTTTCGGGAGACTTGACGTTGCTGGAACTAATAACCCATTGTTTGCGGCAGGTAATTCATTGTTAGCCAAAGCGTTACCAGCATCAGAGGTTGGAGAGTTGGAGTCGTTTTTTGAAAGAATCAATGTAGAAAACTCTTTTGAAAAAATGAACAAACTAAGAGCAAGCTCCCCAACTGGTGGGGCAGCGGGAACTATGACTGAGAAAGAATGGCCAAGATTTGAAGGTCGATTCTCTCCGCTTAAAGCAAATGCACGAAAAGACACATTGGCTAAGTCCCTCAGCTTGAATCTTCTTAATGCGTTTGAAGCGACTAATGGAACTCCTGATGACGTAATAAAACTTCTTGATGAGAAGAAAATAGATCAAGCAGCATACGATAACTACGTTAACGATTACATTAGGAATAGACAGATTGCACGGGTAAATGCTAATGGCGTTGAGGGCAAGTCGTATGATTGGACAAAGCTCAACAAGAAACTATTAAGCAAGTCCACAATTTTTGAAGCTCCTAATGTCCCGATTATCGGATTAAGCCCAGAAGCACAAGAAGCAAGAAAAATAATCAGAGGTCAATGAGCGAACTACAAAACAACAAAAAACTCATTGAGAGGGAGCTTGGAGAGCTTTCTTCCGATCTTGTTCTCACAGCAAAAAAAATAAAAGAGGCTGAAAGTGCAGGAGATAAAGAAAAAGCATTTTCTTTAAGAGAACAAGGATTGGTTTTGGATCGTGAGGCTGAAAGACTGCAATCCGAATACGACTTACTTCAAGAGCAAGAAGCCAAGCCAGAACTAGAACGAATTGGCAAACTTACTAGAGAGCTTGAAAAAACAGGATTTGGTGCATACTCGCCAATAGGAGGCGTGACAATCTCCAATGATCCTAATCCTCCAACAAAAGAAAGGCAGCGTGAGCTTGTTGCTCAAATCTACAAGGCTCCAGTCAGCGAAGGCGGCATGGCTGCGGAACAACTTCCTACTGGGCTTATGGCACAAGTAGCAAGTTTGCCTAATCCAACTAGCAAAGCGCAACTTCTTGAAAACACATTTGGCAAAGGAAATGTTCTTCCAGTTAATATTGGAGGCAATACCGAGTTTTTTATTAAACAATCAGATGGCGGTGTAAAAACAACATTGGATAAGGGCATAGCTGGTCTTGCTGGAATTGCTGTTGAGGCTCCTGGTGTTGCAGCGGAAATTTTATCATTCCTTGGTATATCAGCAGCAACTAAAAGCCCAGCACTTGCAGTTTTAGGTTCATCTGCTGTGGGAGCTGGTGTAGGAGCAGGAATTGATGAAGCATTAAGGTTTACCTATGGCTTACCATCTGACCTTGGAGGAACAATGGCAAGACGTGGAACTCAAGCTATTATTAGTGCTGGAATTGGAAGTGTTACTGATGTGGCTATTCCCGCAATGAGGGCTGCAAGAATTGAAAATCCATTTGCAAACAAGTTCGCCATAGAGCTTGAAGGAGCAGCAGAAAGATTGATGACTAGTGAGCAAAAACTAGCAGCAAAACAAGGACGCAAAGCTGGAGAGATTCAAGTGCCAATGGGAGCTAAACTAGCTGGACAACAAGGCGTTGAAATGCAGTCTGAGCTTGCCGGAACATATGCAAAATCTAACATTACATCTGCTGCCCTTAAAACACAGGAGTCACTAATTAGATTGTTTGATAATTTTAAAAGCAAAGCATCAGCAACTCCTAGTGACTTTGCCAATATTGCTGCACAAAAAGAAGCACAAAGAAATGCGCTTTCTGGTAATATTGCATCATTGACAGGTAGAGATAAAAGAATTGTTGCGGCTGCATTAGATCGCCAAACAAAAGGAGCATTAAGTGATATTGATGAGCTTGGTGATATTCTTCGTGTTGAAATTAAGAATTCTGAAGATCAAGCTATTAAATCAACAACCGAGCAATACGATGTATTGAAAAATGTGGCAGAACGTGCTGACTTTTACATAAGCGCAAAAGAATTATTGGGAGCTTTGCCAAGAATTAAGGGGAAAGTAAACATAGGTGGAGCATTTGACGAATCAGCAGTTAAAAGCGTTGAAAATAGACTTCGGGCATTGGCGATAGATGAAAATAAAATAGCATCAATACAAAAAAGAATAGACGGAGAGAAAGACCCTAAAGTAATACGCAGTCTAGCAAATCAGATTGAATCTATTAAGAACAATGACAAGTTGGATTTTAGGGCTTTTGATGCTTACATTCGCGCATTTAATGATGCTCGTCCTGATAATGCCGTAGGAGGAACAACTAAAGACGTTTTTGGTGCTGGTGTTTCGGCTGAATTATCAAAACTCAGAAGGGATATTTACAGCAGATTTAATGCGGTCAATCCAGACGGCACGGTTAGTAACCTTGGCGATGAGTTTCAAAAAGCAACTGAATTAGTCCAAGCAAGAGGAGCTTTTGAGAAAAATACACTTGGCGGAATTTTAAGGGAAGCTGCTGGAGAACAGGCAACAACTCCTAGAGACATTGTAAATTCAGTTTTAAAAGAACCTTATACGGTGCAAAGGGTAACTCAAGCTCTGCGTGAGCTTGGTGCGGCTAATCCACAAAAAGCTGGCGAAGCTGACAGGGTGCTTGGTTTGCTTCAGCTTCAATACATGAATAATATTGGAGTTGGTCGCACTGGCGGCAGAAAAGTTCAGGTTGACGATGGTATGCTTGAATCTCTTTTTGGCAAGCAAGCAGCGGCGCAAAAAAGATCTATTGATGAAATAAATCGAAACATTGGTGATATCAAAGGGCTTGATAAAAGCAAACTTAGTTTTGATGACTTGCAAAAAATGGGTCAACCTCTTTCAGACAATGAAAGAAAGTCTTTAGCAAAATCCATCACAAAAAGGCTTCAGGCTGAAAAAGAAGAAGAAAGACTTATCAATTCGAGTATTTTCAAATTGGCTAAAAAAGGCAACTTTGAAAACATTGATCCAGATGCGATATCTAAGGCGATACTTTCTCCAAACAGCACGACTACGGATGCTATTGTTGCAATGCGCGAACTAAGCAAGGCATCTCTTGAGGCAAGAAATCTTTACAAAGAAGACTTTAGGCGTGAGCTTTTAGATCAGTTTGCAGGAGGAACCCCAACTGCTAACGCCCCATTTGAGACTTTGTTTGATACCAAGAAATTCATATCTGCCTATAAATCTCCAAATGAAACAGGTAAAACTGCATTTGCAAAGAAGCTAGAAATCGTTCTTGGTAAAGAAGAAGCTCAAAAACTTTACGATATTGCTAGATTATATGAGGCAAATATAATTGCAAATACTTCTGCTCCAGGCTTCAATCCAAGATTTACCGCAACAAATAAAGGAGTGATTTTAGGTCTTCCCATAGGGCAAATGGGACTTTCTACTAAAAATAGACTTATAACTGCAATGCTTTCTTCTGGTTCTCAAAGAAATGCTTTAATGATTGCTTTAAAAAATGGTCTATCAAAAACTGCTATGCCAGGTGCTGTTAACGATGTTTACAACAAAATGGCAAAAGAAATGTTTCTAACAAGGACTGGGCTAACTGCATTAGCTCATCAAGCATCAAGCGATCCTGAATTTTCCGCAGAAATTACAAATATGGCGAAAGAATTTAATGAAAAACAAGGCTTGGATTTGGGAGGAAACTAGGTTTTAATCCTAAGCACCAACCAAAATGATCGATGAAAAACTAGAGAAGTTCAAAGAGAACTACTACGACGACCGCCCTGACAAAAGCGAGTGGTTTCTTGAAGTGCGCGAACGTGCCAAGTCTCTCTCCCGTAATAACGTCGAGCATTACGCTCCCCACAAAGCAGCGTTGGCGTTGTTTCTTTTATCTCAGGGCGCAAGGATAACCGAGATTTCCAAGAAAACTGGGATAGGACGTGATGTAATCCGTGGGCTAGAATGGCGGCATAACGATACCCTAGAGACGAAGCGTAAGGAGTTCTCCATGCGTTACGCCATCGCCGCACAGGAATACACCGATTTGTTATTTGAACGCGCTACACAGCTATTTGACGATCCTGACAGCCTTGCCAAGATTTCCCCTGAGAAGCTGGCAATCACGGTTGGTATTCTCACAGATAAAGCAGCGCAGCTTACAGGCATGGCAACTACCGTTGTGGAGCATCGCAAGGGAGCAAGCCTAGATGACGCTGCAAACCTTATCAATGAGGCAAGAACACGCATCGCCAAGGGCAAGGTAATCGACGCAGAAATCGTATGATTTGGAGAGCGCATCAAATCCTCACTCCTCCAACGGACGAAGAGATAATCGAAATGACACCCGAAGAGGTGTTGTCTATCCATCGAATCTACCACGAAGCTATTGAGAATGCTGAGAAAGACCCGTATCAGTATGGGTTTCGATTGCCTCACTGGATGAAGGCAGAGGAGCAGCTTCACGAAGTAAATGAAATACTAGCACTTGGCGGTAACAGAAGCGGGAAAACCCAGTGGGGTGCATTCTCCGTTGTCCGTGCTGCGGTGGAGAACCCTAACTCTGAGATATTCTGCTTTGCTCAAACGTCCGAGGTATCTATCCGCCAGCAACAAAGCGCGGTATGGGCATGGCTTCCTGAGTATCTAAAAACGAAGTTTACTAGCGCAAACGCCTACATTTCCTACAAGAAGAAAACAGGATTCACTGATTCGTCGCTAATTCTACCAAACGGTTCACAGATTATCTTCAAGACGTATTCCCAGTATCAGAACAATCCTACCATCCTAGAGGGCGCGGAGCTTGGATCTAGGAATCCCGTGTGGCACAATATCGGCGTATGGCTGGATGAATACCTTCTTGGTCCCGAATTGATAAACACTCTACGTTTTCGGCTTGCAACTCGCAATTCTAAGATGCTGGTGACGTTTACCCCGATTGACGGGTGGACTGAGGTTATTAAGGAGTATCTAGACGGCGCAACAACCATTGAAAGCAGGGAAGCAGAACTGCTTAATAATGAGCTTGTTCCGTATGTCCAGAAGTCTAAGAAGCTAAATGCGTCTATTCATTACTTCCACTCACAAGACAATGCTTTTGGCGGATACGAGCGCATCAAGGACACGCTGAAAGGCAGGACACGGGAAGAGATTTTGATTCGTGCTTACGGTGTGCCTATGAAGTCACACGCTACCAAGTTTCCCAAGTTTAACAAGGTTGTCAACGTGGTGGAGCCAGAAAAGATTCCGACTCGCAACATCACAAGGTATCACATTATCGACCCAGCAGGATCAAAGAGCTGGTTTATGTGTTGGATCGCCGTAGATGAGGGGGGAACAATGTGGGTTTACCGCGAATGGCCTGGGGTTGACGTAGGCGACTGGGCGGAATGGCGGAATGGTAAGTGGATGCCTGGAGAGGGTGCTAAAGGGCAAGGCTACGGTATCCGTGACTATGTTGACCTTATCGAGGAGGTAGAAGGCGAAGAGGAGATTTTTGAGCGGTTAATTGACCCAAGATTAGGCGCAGCAAAGTATCAAGTTCAGGATGGTTCATCTTCAATTATTGAGGATTTGAACGAAGCAGGACTAGTTTGCATTCCTGCTCCTGGGTTGGATATTGACGATGGGCTGCAAGCATTGATCGGGAAAATGGCATGGGATACTTCTAAGCCGTTGGATTCCGTCAATCGACCACATTTCTACATTAGTTCTGACTGTGAGAACATTATCCAAGGCTTGTCGGAATATACCGGAGACGGCGGATTAAAGGAAGCATGGAAGGACGTGATTGACGTTTTACGTTACGCAGCAATCGCTGGAATAGATCATGTTGACAATTCCGTCAATTTAGTTACAACTCAGGGAGGTGGAGGCTACTAATATGATTGCAAAAAAAGAACCAAAAAAACGAGGACGGCCAGCAAAGGTTGTTGAAGCTGTTATTGCAGACCTTCCAGAATCTTCATTGAAGGCGATGATTTTACAGACCTGCAATAACCCTACATGGGTAAAGGGGCGGATTGACGGATTCAGCGTAAATATTAAAGTCCCCGCTCAAATGGCAAGCCGCTTGATTGGGAAAGAAGTTGATGTTATCCTTGTTGATTCCGACCTTGGGGACTACTACCAATACACACCATGAATCCAATTCAAGAAATAGAAGATGAGTCCCTTGTTTATGTGGACAAAGAGCCTGATATTGGTGCGTTGGCTAATGCTTACGACACCTGCCTGATTGATCTAGATTACTACTTTGAGTCTTGCTTGCGTTCTTATAATGACCGACGGAATATCTGGGATGGGAAGTCGGACGACCTACGCAAAAACGGGGCAAACGCCTTTCCGTGGCAAGGTGCTTCTGACCAAGAGGTAAACGTAGTTGGCGAGCGCATTGATATGTATGTTGCGCTGTTTGACCAGGCTCTTCAGCGTTCCCACATTAAAGCGTTCCCAACTTCGATGGCAGCAATGCCCAAGGCTGCTGTTGTTTCTGGCTTTCTTAAGTGGATGCGTTCTTCTTATATCCCTGACTTCAAGCGTCAAATGGAGCTTGGTGGGAACTACCTAATGGAGAAGGGAATCATGGTTTCCTACGTTGGCTGGAATCGTGAGAAGCGTTCTTATCTCCAGAGCATCAGCCTAGAACAGATTGGTGAAGCATCCCCTGACCTTGTGGAGTTGATTCTTAGTGGGCAGGATGACGAGATGTTGCTTAATCTGATCCAAGATTCCTTCCCTGACCTTTCCACTAAACGAGCAAAGAAGTCAATTAAAGACCTCCGCAAGATGGGCGCAGCAGAAATCCCACTTCCGCGCCAAACGGTTGACTGTCCGGTCGTCTATGCTTGCGCTCCCGATGGTGAGGTGATGTTCCCGTCCTACATTTCAGACCCGCAACGCGCTCCGTATATGTTCTGGCGCACCTTCCTTACGGCTCAGGAGCTTGAGAAAAAGGTAACGAACGAAGGCTGGGATAGGAAATGGGTGGATAACGCCATTGAAACACTTCGCGGTAAGGACTCTATGTATCTTGATGGCGAAAAGGTAAAGACCCAGACTCGCCTTCCAATTACAGATGACAACGATCTTGTGATGGTTGTGTATGCGTATCAGCGTTTGATTGACGAAGAGGACGGTTCCGAGGGTATTTACTGCACCGTGTTCCATCCGCAGACAGAGGGCTTCGCCAAGCATGAACTCCTTAACGGATACGACGATTATCCTTTCGTAGTCACTCGGCTTGCTAATGACCAGAAGAGAATGTATGAGGTGCAAACCTTCTCCGATATTCTCCGTGGACCTCAGATGCAAATTAAAACAGAGCGTGACAGCCGCATTGATCGTGCGTCTCTTGCAACTCTACCTCCTATTATGCATCCTGCTGGAAGGCCTCCTTCTGATTGGGGACCAGGTCGCAGAGTCCCGTATCGGCGTTTGGGTGAAATCTCATTCGGTCCGATTCCTCCGAGGGATGACGGCTCTGTTGAGAGTGAGCTTTCGATGCGTGGGCAAGCGGATAGGGCTATTGGCTTAGACCTTACAAATCCCCTTTCGTCGGCGCGGCAGCAGTATTACATTGGAAAGTTTCTAGACCATGTTAAGGATGTGCTTACGATGGCATGGAAGCTGTATCAGCGAATGGGACCGGATGAAGTTTTCTTCCAAGTAACGGGCAATCCTAACCCACAAGTGATGACCAAGGGTAGTCCCGATGAGGACTTCTCGATTATGGTTTCGTTTGATTCCTTGTCGAGTGACCCAGAAACAGCGGAGACGCAGTTGAAGAATATGGTTCAGTTGGTTCAGTTGGATCGTAATGGCATCATGGATGTGAACAAGCTGCTTGAGTTTGCGGCTTCCTCGATCAATCCGATCTTTGCGGATTACGTTCTGCAACCAGCGGAAGAGGCACAGCAGAAGGTTGCGAAGAACGTCACTGATGACCTTGCTAAAATCTTTGCTGGCATTGAAGTCCCCGCTCAACCTAACGGCGCACAAATTGCCATGCAGATGGTTCAGGCTTACGTCCAGCAGCCCGATGTTGCGGCTAGAGCGCAGTCTGACGAGGCTTTCGCCGCTCGCTTGCAGAAGTATGCCAGCCAGTATCAATTCCAGCTACAACAGGCGCAGAACGCCGAGATTGGACGTATCGGAACAGCACCTGCTGAAATGGGCGGCGTAACAACTCAAGGAATGGAACAATGAAAAAGAAGTCCACAGTCAACGCAGCAGGTAACTACACCAAGCCAACTATGAGGAAGGCGTTGTTTAGCAAGATCAAAGCAGGGACTAAAGGTGGAGACCCAGGCGAATGGAGTGCCAGAAAAGCACAACTCCTTGCTACTCAGTATAAGAAAAATGGAGGCGGCTACCGATGAAAGCTCCACAACAATCACTTAAAGATTGGAGTGGTCAGAAGTGGCGTACCTCCGATGGCAAACCTAGCAAGGGAAAGAAACGCTATCTACCAGACGCTGCGTGGAATGCACTTAGTTCATCTGAGAAAGCGTCTACCAACCGAGCAAAAGCAAAAGGTAATGCTCAGGGCAAACAGTTTGTAAAACAACCTAAATCAATCGCTAGAAAAACATCAACATACAGATAATTATGGGAGCAACATCTAAACATTACACGAAAAGTGGCAAGCAATACACTGGGGCTGTTCACAAGATGAATGGTCAAGTTCACACTGGAGCAAAGCATACCGCATCCAGCAAGCCATTGACTCATTCTAAGCCTAAGCCTAAGAAGTGAACAAACTCAATAGCGACATAGCCCGATGCAATGGTGTAGGATTTGATGAGGATGGTGTGTGGGACTGGCGTGAAGGTTGCGAGACTTGCTTGCGTAGAACTGCCCCTCGTCCACAATACTACTCACTGATTGATCCGCCGCCTATTATTGCCTTTGAGTGCGAATATCTGATTGAACCATGATGGAAAAGAGATTTACAAAAGTAGTTACCAATCCCGCCACCGGACGCAAGAGAACTGTGAAGTTTGGGCAAGCTGGCAAGGCTGCGGATGGCGGTGATCGTATTCGTCCAGGAACAGCCAAAGGGGATGCTTACTGCGCCCGTTCTGCCAAGATCAAAGGTGATTGGAAGTCAGACCCCAACTCACCAAACAACCTGTCACGCCGCAAATGGAAGTGCAAGGGAAGCAAATCAATAAAGTAGGCGAACACCAACAATTCAATAAAGTATCCGAACGACAACAATTTATGAAAAATAAAACAAATGGCTGTGGCCACGAAAGCAAGGAATACGGAAAAGGTAAAAAAGGCAAAGGATACGTCGAGATTGAGATCAAGATGGG